TGGCATCATTGGTGGGTATGATGGTCCATATGACGTTGTGGTCGCTCCAGACGACTCAGAGAAGGCCATAGCTCAGAGCAACAGAGGGCGGTCATTCACTCACTCCTATGAGACTTGGACTGGACCGAGCCCTCTCCTTTCGCAACGCGACTTTGTTGTGAAGCTGAACGGCGACAGGTATGGGATCGGACCGGTTCGGATGCCGACGAATAGGGGAATGCAACTTCAGCAACATTTCTCTATATCTCATTTGGATGAAGGCGATATCCGGTACAAGGTTCGCGTCCTCGACACGTCGACTCTCGTTGTTCCTCAAACGAGATATCTCAACCCTGGCAGGGGTGACGCCATTCCGATGACGACGGAACGGGAGGCGATCCCGGATGAGCGCGAAATTCGCGGTCGGAACCCTGTCTTCGAGAATTATCATCGTAGATGAACTACGCCGCCTTGACATCCCAGCTTGAAGGGTTCGCCGATTCCATTTTGGACGTCGTTGCGAAAGAAGGCCTCATAGCTCTCAAGAGGACACTCGACGCAGCTGGATTTGCAGATTCTCCGCATCTCAAAGACTATGAGATCAGCGCCACCGCTGGAAATGGGACTGTTGAATTCGAGATTCTGGTCGACGTTGACTCCATCGATGATGAGTCGAAGCGGAAGATGCGGAAAGAAAACGACGCTAAGTATAAAATGCACGCGAAAGAAGTTAAGGGGAAATCTGACGCGAAAGAATTCGTCAGAACATACATGATGTCCCCAAAGGGTAGGCCCCAACGGATAGCCGGCCGAAGGGACGCCAGGAAACCTGCCAAAGACGCTAGAAAGTTTAAGGCCGACGCCAAGAAGATTCCTGTAGATAGAGCCAGGTCGGACGCTGGCAAAGGGTCCGGTGAGAGGTATGTGGAACACGAAATGAGTGCCTCTTCTCCGCGTGGTATGGACGTGGATCGTTCCGGGAAGCTTAGGATCGCGCTTCAGCGAGAAGTCCGGAACACGAAGAAGAAGGTAATCTTCCCGAAGGGTCAGTATCAGGGAATAATCCAGACATTTGTGGATAAGATCAATGATATCGTGGCTTCGAAGTTTGTTCCGGAACTTGAAAAGATCATAGCGGAGAATCTATCATGAGTCACTACCTAATTAGGAACGAGACAGACTCAGATATCGTTCTTGAAGACATAGGTGTACGTCTGTCCGGACGCGGAGCCACCGCGAACGTTGAGCCGACCGTTTTCGAGTCATCCTCATCTGTGAAATCCGCTGCTGGTCGAATATCTTCTCAGTTCGTCCGCACATCGGCCGTGTGGCCGTTCTCCCTTCGCAGGCCTCAGACCCCATCCGCTGCTCTTCCGCCCGCTGCTCTTCCGCCCCCCATTCCTGTTCCGGTCGACGCTTCGAATTCCGAGCTTAGTCGCAAGATTGATGGTCTCATGCTGGCCATCTCCTCACTGAAACCCTCCGGAGTGATGGAGCCTTCTCATCATCCTAGTTCAGTGACTACTGCAACTCCTCGAGATCGGATTATGCCACCGGCCGACCCTGTCTTCATACCTAGTTCCATTGTTCCGAAGGATGCTAGCATGAACGTGAGGCTCGAGACTCTCGAGACTGATAGACCGGATATAGATGAATCTGCCGACGCCCTCAGGAGACTCAGGGGAAAGAAATGAAAACGAATTTTTGGTCACCTGAGGCTGTGGCCGTTCTTGTTTCTGCGGGACGACAGGACATAGTTGATCGAGGGGACGACTTGGCGCAGCGTGTCTCTGCACTAATGTCCACAGCCCTCGTTAGATTGGAAGACTATGTCAGGGATGGAGACCTGTACTGCGGTCGCGGTGGTCTCGATCTTATCGGGACTCAAGATGCGGTCGAATCAATGGATGAATTCGTAAATGTCAGGCTTAAGGCCGAAATCAAGGCTCTCGAGCTCCTTCTCAAGACTTTCGACGACATCAGAACTCGTCATGAGTCCCCGGCTCCGTCTCTCCCGTCCTGGTATTGAGTGTACCGTATCGTTCGATCACAGACGAAGACGGAGACCAAATGAGCAAAAACGACAAACATGAGAAGCCGGATGCCGGCTCCGTCGGGGTTGGCCTCGACGTCGGAACGATGAACTTCGTTGCAGCCCGAAAGGTCGGGAGCAAGGTAACTACACAACGAGTCAGGAACGCTTTCATCGATCTTCCCCTCGAAAACAGGAGGATGTTGAAGATCTCGAACACTTCCTTTGCTGAGATGGACGGTAGACTGCTCGTCATCGGTGACGAAGCTCTGGAAACCGCGAATCTCTTCAACAAGGAGGCCCGACGTCCTATGTCGGGAGGAGTGATATCAGCTGGTGAGCTAGACGCTCAACGAATCATCGGGCTGATGATGAAACACACGCTCGGAGATCCCAGAACCGTCGGTGAGAAATGCTGCCACTCAGTTCCTGCAGCAGCACTCGATGTCACCGGGTCTGACGTTACCTATCACGGGAAGATCCTCGGGAAGATCCTTTCTGAGCTCGGATACTCCCCTGAGCCCGTGAATGAATCGCTTGCCATTATTTACTCGGAATGCGCAAAGACGAATTTCTCCGGCCTTGGGATATCCTACGGTTCTGGTATGACGAACGTGTGTCTCGCATACAATGCGATGAGCGCACTCGAGTTCTCTCTTGGACGTGGTGGAGATTGGATAGACTCTGGTGCCGCCAGGGCTATTGGAACGACTTCCGCCAAGGTGTGTTCAATCAAGGAATCCGGCGTCGATATCTCAAACCCATCATCGAGAGAGGCCGAAGCCATCTCCGTGTACGTCGAGAACCTCATCGAGTACACTATCTCGAGCGTTATCGACCACTTCTCGAAGGCCAGAAGCGAAATCATGGCCCCGAAGCCAATCCCAATCATCATCTCGGGCGGGACCTCCATGGCCGGAGGCTTCGTGGAGAAGTTCCGGAGCGTCTTCGAGGCTCACAGGTCCAAATTCCCAATTCAGGTTTCCGAAATCCGCCATGCTCAAGACCCGATGACCGCTGTCGCCTCCGGACTCCTGATCTTGGCTCAGATGGAGGACTTATCGGATTTTCGTTCTGAAGGATTGAGGCCTTTATCGGGCCAGGGGTCGATGGCGAAGAAATCCTTCATGGGCGTTGAGTTCGACGTTGTGATGACGACGGAAGAAGACGTCCTCCATCACTGCTACGGTGGTCCTGCGGCTTCTCCGGTTCTTCCGGAACCTGCCGCCCCCGCTCCGCCGGAACCTGTCGCGGCAGTCGACCCTCCGGCGGATGATCCTCCTCCGGCGGACGACCCGCCCGCGGCGGATGATCCGCCCGCGGCGGATGGTTCGGAGTCTGAAAAGAAGCGTCGACGCCGTTGAACTACGGGGGTACCGTAGCTCCATGCTTGCATGGCTGACGAACGCAACTAAGAGGAGGATCGTACGGGAGATCAAGAAGATCTTGTACGATCATCCGCGTTACAGATCTGATTCTGAGAACGTCCAAAATAAATTCGCATTCGATGAACGCCCTCAGCGTGGCGTCATAGTGAACGGGACGTCGGCGGATCGGGTACGCTTGTCAGCGGACAACTACATGGGAAGGTTGTCATCCTTCTGCATGCTTGTTCCTGCAGATGGAGCCCCCTGTACCACTGTTGAATGGGTTAGGGAGAACTTCAATATTCTTGAACAAGTATCTCCAGATCGCAGCGTTTTTCCGTCTGCTCCTGGCGTTTATCTATTCGAAGTAAAATCTGTGCCCGATGATGCACGGAATATCCCCGGGTACATCACAGTCTCTCCTATCCTGACTGTGATAGGGGAACCTCTAATTACGTTCGGCGATACTGGAGATCTGGATGCTCAGCTCTCGCGCTCGAACATATATCCCAGGTCTGTCAGACTCTGGATGGACAATCGCATAGCTCTAATTCCGGATGTTGACTTCTCCGTGAATTACGAAACCGGTGCTATTCGATTCCTGAAAGAAGTGCCTCCAGGCGAGTTCGTCCACGCTGACTATCGATATGCTGAGCCTCAATCCGCTCCTTTCGCTTTTAAGAGCGAGCAATTCGATATTTCCATGATCCCCGGAGCCGTTCTTGCATTCGGGGACCGATCGCAGGAGTGCGATAAATTCTCCGTGGTCGTGACCGACGAGAGGACGGACGTAGCCGATGTGTACGGCGGCAAGTTCGAAGTGAATTTCGATCTGATCGCGTTCTCAAAGGACTCGGAAGACAGAGAGAAACTCTCCGACTACATCGTTATGAAGATTCTCGAGAGACAGAATGCTCTTGGATTTGAGGGAATAGAACTCATGGATGTCTCCCCTGGAGGGGAGAACGAGGACGTCTTCAACCCTGAAACCGACGAGTACTTCTACGAGAGCAGTATCGCCTTGTCGCTTAGGGTCGATTGGTCAATCTTCGTACCTCTTCCTGTCGTTCTGTGGAGGAGCGAAATGTCCACGAAAGCTTCTGAAGGAAGTGCGTCGTCCATCGGAGGAGCTGAGTCCACCAGCATGCTGGTGGACTCAGCTTTCGCATCGTTCATGATCGGAAAACAGGATCTGACCTTCGAGCGAATGCGCTTACGGCTTTTATGAGTATCGTTCATCATGAAGTGGGCGATCTACTGCCACACGCATGTTGAGTCCGGACGCCGCTACATCGGGCTCACGAAGAAAACAATGCTGTTTCGATGGAACCAGCATGTTTCCAATGCGAAGAAGAAGTCCGGTAAGGGATGTCACCATTTCTGGAATGCAATCCGCAAATATGGTAAGGACGCGTTTTCTCACGAGGTTCTTGAGGTTTGTCACACTCTGGATGTAGCGAACCTCGCTGAGGAGTGTTGGATCGAGCTCCTTGAGACGAGAGATCCTTCGAAAGGATTCAACCTTGCGAAGGGTGGCGCTCACGGAGCACTTCCTCATGTTCGGAAGAACCCATGGGACGATCCTGAATATCGACAAAAGTCGATCGAGGCTTCTCGTCGCACATGGTCTGATCCTGCGAGAAAAGCGGCAATTTCAGCAGCTCACATGGGGGTGAAGCTTAGCCCTGAACACTGCGCTATGATAGCTGAATCTCGGATCGGAAAGGATCACTCTTCCGAGGTACGTTCCAAAATCAACGACTCTGTCAGAGCGACTTATTCAAGACCAGAAATTCGTGAAAAGAATTCAATCCAAAGCAAACGCTCGTGGTCTGATCCACTTTATCGTAAGAAAGTCACCTCAAGTATCTCCGCATCCATGAAAAAGAAATGGTCCGATCCTAACTATCGGAAGATAGCAGGTGCTAACATCTCTGCCGTTTTGAAGGAGAAATGGGCTAGTGAATCGCCTCCGAGACCGACTCAGACCGAGACTCATAAGATATGTCGTGAACACGGTAGTATACTTTTCCGTGACTGCTACACTAGGGTTCGTTCCGGACGCACCTATTTTGAATGCCGTGAGTGCTATCGGGTTCGCAACCGCAAACTTCGCGGAGCGAACCCGATGTGATCAATAAGGGGCCGTCCCACTCGTCGATCAGAGCCCGCTCCGTGATCGAGTCTGAAACGAGGGCTCGACCCGTTGAGATGGATACGGACTTTTCGTCGAAGGACGCTTTGAACTTCTTCGAAGCGTCCTTCGTGATTTTCGTCCAGTCGACCCGTGGATTGACCGGGGCTTTCTCCCAGTCACCGCCGCACATGGCCTCTACCTGTTTTACGTACGCTTGTACGAAAAACACCCGGTGGTTGTCGTTGAAATTCATACCCATGTTACACTTAAACGAGTTGGATTTTCGGTATCGTTTTCCGATGCCCACGTTCGAGTATAGGTGTGAAGACTGCCCTGTCGAGTTTGAAGAACTCTTGATCTTGAGAGAAGACGTGCAGAAGTACTCGGAAGAGCACCCTTGTCCTCTCTGCAAGAAGATGGTTCCGAGGATGAAGGTTACATCCTTCGCCTTCTCCTTCAAGGGCGGCGTACGGGGAACGAGCGGAGTTCACGGTAACTCTGGCGTCCACGACCTCGATTACCCGACTCTCGATAAAGCGGTAGCCCGTTCTTCAGAGGCGAGGTGGGGAACTTACAGGACGGACCAGTCCGAAAGAGACAAAGTCCGAAAGGAAACTGGATCTGCGGCTTTGACTGTTGGAGAGGACGGCAAGCCGAAAGCTGCGGATCCGGCAACTCTCCAAATCAGACAAAAGGCGATCGCTACCTTTCAGAAAGCCGTGGGTTCGGACAAAAAATAGTCGAGTTTCATAGCCCGGCGTTCTCTGTTCGGCCTATGGCCGTCGCGGATTTGTACGCCGATAGGCTCTCTATGCTCCGAGCAGTCAGACACAAACTGACACGTAGCTCACCTCTCGCAGATTCCAAAAGACATATATTTAGACTTCTGCTCGGCAGAGGGAGACAACATGGGCATCGGACCGTTTACGACCTACGCACCGCCCGGTGTTTACGCTCAGACCATACAGGAGCCTGTCATCGGACAGCTTCTTACCGGGCTTAGAGTCCCGGTTCTGATCGGCACCGGACGTGAAACTCTATCCCAGACGGATTTCGAAATGGTTCGTGGGTCGAGCAGCCAAGCCGACACACCCATCTTCGGCGAGGATGTCTCTGGCCGTTGGGTGACCGGAGGCACTGTCTCGAATCCGACTCTCGGATCTCAGGATGGGAGCCGGACGAAGTTCAAAGTCCGGAATTCCCCCATCGTCGACGGCTCTGGCGTCGGGAAGGTAACCTTCGATCCGTCGAAGGTTTCCGTCATGGTAAACGGCTCCCCTGCGATGGTCTCGTCAATCGACGGGCCGAACGGGACCGTGACCCTGCTTGTTCCTCCGGCGAACGACGACTTCGTCACGATCAACTATTTCTTCCACCGGAAGGATACGAGGATCACCGATGTCGTGACCGATCAGGTCACTACCGGGTCTGCCGTTCTGATCAGCCCGAGGACTGAGGGCTACTCGATCACAGCTTCGAGCAATCAGCTCCAGGTCTTCGTCAACGACGCTCCCGTCTTCTCGACGATCACCTTTCTGACCGGTACGGGTCGGTCCGCTTCTGACGTCGCGAATGACGTGAACTCTGCCAGTATCTCAGGCCTTACCGCGTCGGTTCACGTCGACAACCAGGGTCTGCAGCACGTTCAGCTCGTCGCGCTCGGGAATGTTCAGATCGGGTCTGGAAACGCGAACGGTGTCTTCGGATTCAACTCTGGGGACTACACGAATCGCAATAAGGCCTTCCGTGTCTACAACGGACCTATCGTCGATGGTTCGGACGGCGGAATCACTACCACCGACCCGTCCAAGGTCGTCGTAAAGGTGAACGGAACGCAGGTCCTCGCGAAGTCAGTCGACGGTTCCAACCGCCTTGTCACCCTCAGTGCTGCTCCTCAGTTCGGGGCTACCGTATCTGTCGAGTATTGGTTCAATACTTGGCAGGATACGTTCGACTACCTCCCGAACAGCAATATCACGAGCGTCGGGAACGTCGGAATCGGGCCCGGTCGCCGCGACTACCTGAATGGTCCTGACTTCGTTATCGTCAACGATAGGGATCAATCGAAGATCCAGTGGGGCACTGCCTTCGTCGTTCAGGGTGGCGTGAAGAATGGAACGACCGCGCTGGACGGAACTCAGATCGTCGGGCTTCTCGTCGATGATCGCATGTACGGAGCTGAGCTCGATCGCTTCACTGATACGAGCACGAACACTGTCTCCACGACCAAGTTCGTTCTCCCGCTGAAGCCGACGACCGGAAACGGTCGCGACACGCCTCTTGGCCTGTCGGTCTTCAACTCCGTGACGAATGGCAGGATGGATCTGCCCACGGACAACCCGAACCTCGTCACCGCTTACGTCGGAAAGACGTGGCGCGATGCCTTCGCTCGCGGCCCCGTGACCGTGACCGAAGTTGATGGGACGACCAACATCGTCACGCTCCGGAACCCGGTCCCGGCCGACTACAACGTCTACGCGACGTTCTGGTACAACAGGATCGCCGACGACGTCTACACGTTCACCGTCCTGACGCCCGGCCCCACCGGGATCGGGCAGTACGACATCGGGTCGAAGACCTCGGGGACCCTCTTGTTCGGAGCCCGCTTCGGTACGAAGACGTCCCTCCCGCAGACGATCCAGTGGCCTTCCGGCGTGGAGACCCTTCCCGACTCGTTCATCTACGGCGGGAACCCGATCCCGGAGACGGTCACCGTCACGTTCGACAGCTCCCTTCAGCCGGCGACGAACGCGTCCTTCACGAACTCTGGTCCGGAGCCGTACGACATCTACCTCGCGTCGGCGAACTTCGGGACCATCGTCATTGACGGCGCCGCTCCCGTGACCGTCAACCTCGCGACGGCGTACAAGGCCCAGCTCCTCGGCCAGCCCGTCACGAACCCGACCTCGTTCCTGTCGACCGACAGGCTCCAGCTCACGGTCGACGGCGTCACGCTGACGGTGAACGTCTCTGCCGCCACGAGCATCGCGACGGTCGTCACCGCGATCAATGCGGCGATTGATGCGGACGTGCAGGTCCATGCGGACGGATCCGGGACGTTTGCCGCTTCTGCCCCGAACGCCCTTGCGAGCTCCCTGACCTACGGGACGAAGGTGATCCTGAAGATCTCGGGCCGCAACACGCAGTCGGCCACCAACGGGCTCGTCTCTCAGGCCAAGTGCCTGATCCCGACCGGCGTCGGCGAAACCGACGCGTCGGCCAAGGTCGGACTGTCCGCGAACCTCGAGTCGCTCGGATCCTACAGCGCGATCAATCAGCCCGCCACGATGGTCGGCACCCAGTCCGCCGCCTTCTCGATCCAGGCCGGCGTCACCGACGGCCTCTCCCTGAACGTCGACGGCGTGGACTTCAACGTCACGCTCCCCAGCGGGTCCGCCGTCACGCTGAACGACGTCGTCACGGCGATCAACGACGCGTACATCGCTTTCGCCTCCCCGGCGGACGTCGCCACCTACACGGCGAACGTCATCACCGTGGCGAACGCCCTGAGGACGGCCTACGAGGCCCACCGACCCGACGCGACGTACCACGTCGTCGCCGACGCGGTGAACCTGATCACGGCTCCCGTCGCCTCGTCCCTCGCGACCGCGATCACTCTCCTGAACGACATCAAGGCGAAGTACAATCTTCACCGCGTCCAGGCGACCGTCCACGGCCTCGACGACACCCAGAACGTCACGGTCGCTCCGAATGCGACCAACCTCCCGACCGCGGTCGCCCTGGCCGACGAGCTGAAGCACGACTTCAACCTGCACCTTCTGCAGAAGGGCGTGCACGGCCTCAACGACACGGTCAACGTCGAAGCCTTGGCGGATGCGACGAGCATCGACTCGGCCATTGTCTTGGCGAACACACTCAAGACG